CGGTTCCGGATGCAGTACGGCGCCGTCCTCCGTGGAGTAGCCGATCGGCTTCTTGCTTGCCGGCGGGGTCCAGGCCACTCCGGTCGGAGCCACGAACGTGCTGTCGCCCTTGGGGAACAGGAACAGCGCGTAGTTCTTGATCAGGCGCACGTTGCCTGCGGTGTTGCCGCTGGACACGTACCCGTAGTCGGTCGCGCCCTGCGCGGCGACGGTGGTTTTTTCGTTGTTGTCAGACATTCGTCTGCACCTTTCCGTTCTTCGCGTGTGGCGGCACGTTGTCTTTGGTTGTGTTTCAGTTGACGGTGACCTCGAGCAGGAACACTCCGTACGCGCACACCAGCCTCTTGTCCTCGTCAGTCATGCGTACCGGCCCGGATTCCAATGACGCGTCGATGAGCGGCGCGACGGTTCCGAGCCCGATGATCTCCCTCGCGATGTCGGCCCACAGGCGTGCGGCCTTGTCCCAGTCGCCCGTATGGTCCTCTCTCATGCAGCGCACGCTCAGCCGCAGTCGCACGTACTGCGAGATTGGGGTGCTCATGCCTTGCATGGAGTCGGCCAGCGTGGCTTCGGTGAAGGGAGGTTCGAGGTCGCTTCGTTCGATGGTGTCGAACGTCACGTCCGGGAACAGTGTCCTCAGTTTGGGCAGGAGCAGGGGTTCCGTGCGCCGGGGAGTGACCGGGATGCTCATACGCGCATCCTTCCGAGCGTGTCCTCTAGCGTGCCGTGCGCCTTCTCCACCGGTGCCGGGCAGATGATCGCCACGCCGCTGCGGTTCTTGCCGTCATGGTCGCGGACCATGCAACGGTCATCCTCTACGGCGGCTTCGGCCGCGTCCCTCATGCGCGAGCGCAATGTCTCGTTTTTGAGGACCTGTTGGCTGAACGCCTTGCGGTTGAATACGAATCTGCATCGTTTGGCCATGCTTATCCTTCCCGTTCGCCCACGGTGATGACGTCGCCGATGTGGCGTCCGTGGAGGTTGTTCCACACTTGCGGTTTTCCTTTGACGGGCAGGAGGATGCCTCTGACTTTGATCAGGTCGGTGGCTTGGATGCCGGTCGGTTGGCTACCGCGGATGTGGATCGTGTATTCGATGGTCTGCGGGCTGGCGTTCTCCTCGGTCTGGTCGGTGGTGGAGGTTGGCGCGACCATCGCCTGGAACGTGCCGACGCGGACGGGTTTGCCCTGGATGGGGTTGCCGTCCGTGTCGGTGGTGGACTGGCCGCGCCACACTTCGATGGTTTCCACTAGGACGTCTCCCCCGTTGCCATGTCGACGCTGAACGCGCGCTGAGCGTTGATGCCAAGGATGCGTTTCTCGTCGTCGCGCAGCCAGAGATCGCCGGTGGGCGCTCCGAAACTGTATTGTTCGCTGAAGCTGCCGGTGGTCTGGTTCATCTGCGTGATGCCGCCGGGAATGTCGTACGGGTCGGCCTGCATGATTCTGCGGACGATGTCGCAGGTGATCTTCGTCAGCAGGCGTGGCCGTTCTTTTTGGAGACGTTGCCAGTTCGGGGAGCGTTCCTTGATGTAGTCGGTCACGTCCGCGAGATGCGTGTCGGCCTTCTCACGTTCCTCGTCGGTGAGCTTGTGCCACCTCCGTTCGAGGTCGACGGAGGTGGCGAACACGTCTGGTTCGACAGTCATGTCGGACTCCGTCAGGCGGTGAGCAGGACGAAGCGGTTGATGTCGCGGATACGGAACCCGACCTCGATTTCGATTCGGACGGCGAACATGTTGTGCTCCCACAGGTTTACCTGCTTGCCGTCGATGGTAATGGACGCCTGGTCAGAGATGCTGGTCTGCATTCCTTCGACGGAACCCCATGCGGCGGAGGAGAATTCTCCGCACACGCCAAGGATCTCTGCCTTGGCAGGTCCCGGTGTCTCGGATACGGCGGGCACGTGAACGCCCTTGCTGATGTAGGTGCGGTTGCCGAGCACGGTGCTCACGTCGGAGGCGGCGGTGCCGTTGAGGAACAGGGGGCGTCCGTTGTTGTCGGTCGCCTGCCGGAGCACACTGCGACCCTGGGTGCTCAACGCCCAACCGTCCACGGTTCCATCCGCTTCGGACACGAGGTCGTCGGCCTTGTTCAGGTTCTTCCACACGTCCTTGCCGATGCTGACGGTCTGCGCGCTCTTCAGGGTGTCGAAGTCCGCTCCCGGAGCGTCGACGAGACCCATGATGGTCTTGTCAAACGTGCGGGCGATGGCACCTGGCCCCTTCGCGACCACTTGGTCGTAGAGAGCGCCGAAGTCTCGGCGGAACTGGTTGGAGAACGGCATGATGACCGCGATGGTGTACGGCAGCATGTCCTTCTTACCGAAGGTGACGCCACTCTTCGGCTTCTCCGCACCCTCATTGACCCATGCGGCCTCCGGGTCTCCGATGATGATCGGCACGCGAGAACCGTTGCCGGGCAGCTTCATCTCCGGCACGAGCTGCATGAACGCGCTCTGGTATTTTGCGGTCTGCCAGATCTCCGCCTGGGTTTCAGGGTCGAGGTCTAGACCGTTGCTTTTTCGTGTCATGGACGGATCTGTCATGGTTTGCCCTTTCGAATGATTGTTGTTGCTGGTTGGCTCACAGGAGCGTGTTGCTCATGGCGTTGACGAAGTCCTCGCGGCTGGAATGTTTCGGCTTGGCCTGTCCGGTGCGGGCGCTCTGCTCCGCGACGATTCCGCGGGATCTCATGTCGGCGAACACCTTCATGAGTCTTTTGGCGTAGTCGCCGATCTGCTTCTCATCGTCGCCGACGAGGACGCTTGGATCGTTGATGCCGTGTTTGGCCGCGACCTCGACACGGATTGCGGAGAGCTCTTTCTCATGTTCGGCCTGTTTGGCTTTGTTCTTGAGCTTCTCGTTCTCTTCGAGCGCTTTGGAGAGCTTCGATTCGAGGTCGGCGGTGTGGCCGGCCTTCTCCTTGAGTTCCTCATAGTCGCTTTTCCTGCCGCGTTCCCTGCCGAGGCGTTCGTTGATGATGCGGTCGACTTCCTCCTGCGTGAAGGTCTTCGGCTTCGCGTCGTTCATGTCCTTCGTGGTCGGAGCGTGCTGTCCCGGCTCCTGCTGGCCGTCAGCGTCGGTCTGATTGTCTTCTGCCATGATTGGTAGCTCCTTTTGTTTGGTTTTCCACGCCTGACGCCGGCGAGTGGGCGGCCATTCTTGTTGGTTTCGCGCATGGCTGCGCCCCGCCCCATCGCTGGGGTGTGAAAGGTAAAAGAAAAGCCATCACGTTTCGACGTGATGGCTTTCTGGGATTCAGAGATTTCCTAGCGCTTTTCTTCGCGCGTATTCGGACCTGAGTTCGTCGGTCGACACATAGTCGCCGACGGACCAGCGCTTCTTTCCTTCGTTCCTGACCCATTCATATTCGTCCTGCGGCATGGAGATGTCGCCATACTTGCGTTTGATTTCCGCAAGATGGCGCTCATCGGTGACTTCCTTCAAATCACCGGGCATAAACGTGAAGCGGTCGGAACGATCCATAGGCTCAATCATAGCAGTCTCAGATAAACGATCGGTCTGCCGTCGGATGCTCCAAGCCCTTCGAAACGAAGAGTTCTTCCTCTCGGCAGGAGAATTTCGTATTCTCCCGGATGCTGAGTGATCGGCTCCACATACACGCCGGCGCTTCCCGGCGGTACCAGGATTCTTGTGGCGATGCGGTCTTCCCCATCAATGTCAATGCCTCCCTCCTTGATGCTGGTGGCCATGTAGCCGATGTGTTCGAAGGTGCGACCGGTATTCAAATCGAAAAGCGACTCCATGTCGTTGACGTGGAACGTCGACAACCGCATCTGCCTGTCGACCGTGAAACGTTCTCGGGTGATATGGTCGGATATCGCTTCGTCGATGCATTCGACCTGATGGATGACGTCTTTCGACGGGTTTCGTCCGCCGAACAGGTAGCCGTTGATACTTTTGTAGCTGTCTCCGGTCCAATCCATCAAAGCCGCGATCTTCTCGTCGTTGGAGAATCTATCTCCAGGCATCCTGACGCTGTAATCCGACAATCTCGATAGTTCGGAAGCATTGATCGGAATCGATTTGCCGCTCCATCGAATCGTCGGTTGGGCAGTCACGCCATCATTGACCTCATCGTGATAGATGCGTCTCAATTGGGCTAGCGTGTCACGCCAGTCGCCGTCATCGCCGGCCGCGGCCTTGGCTGCCTGGTACATTTCACGATACTTGTCCGGATCGTATCCTTTGAGTTTGCTGCTGCCCCAGCTTGGCACGATGTCGCAGTCGCAGTCCGTATGGTATTGCATCTGCCGTCCGGCGGTGTCCTCGCTCAGGTAGGAGAATCCACGCGAGGCGAGCATAAGGCAGAACGCGCATGTCTTAGTCCCTCGTGGGACGCGAGCCCAGCGAGGCTTGGTTGGGTCGTTGGCCACGGCCCTCTGCATGGTCAGCCGCCCGACGGTCTGAATCAGATTCTGCACGTATTCCAGCGCCTGCTCCTCGTCGGCGAACGTTGGCCACAGGTCGTCGATGGTTCTTCCGGCGTTGTTATGCACGACGCCGTTCTCATCTGGAATGACGTCCTTGTAATGCAATCCCATGAAGTCGGTGTTGTTGAAACCGCCTTCCATCTGCCAGACCGCACGGTCGGCGGTGATGGTCGGCGGATCGTATTCCGGCATGTTGATTCCGCAGTATTGCGCCCATAGGTCGCGCACATGGCTGTAGTAGTCGGATGCGAGTTTGTTGGCCGCGTCGGCGTACCGGTTGATCTCCGCTTTGATGAGTTCCTGGCTTTCACCGTCCCAGACAAGTCCTGAAACGCTGTTGCCTGCCTCCTTCTGCAAGCGGCTCATGGTGTCCGTGTAATCCTCGTACAGGTCGTTGAGGTCGAGTTCAAGCCTTCTGTGTTGTTCCGGAGGCAGGTTCAGACTGTTCAGGCTCATTTCCGCCGCCTTCCGGTAGTTTGAGGCTGACCGGCGTCATGCCGGTGAATTCAATGCCTTTCAGTCCAAGCATCGATGCCGCGGATTCCGGTGTCACCCCGGCTCTGATCGCTACTCCCAGTGCGTCGAAGCTGTCCTTCAGCCCCCCCCGCAACGGTTGATTGCGTGGAAGCGTCGGTCTGGCGTTCCCCGTCGTCCTGCGTCTGCTCAGTCTGTTGGCGCATGCCGCGAATCTGGTCGAGGACCTGTCCGGCTTGAGCCTTGCGCTGGTCGGCCTTCAAGCGGACGATCTCGCTTCTGCTCAATCCGGCGCGGGTCATGCCGACCTCGCTGTTGGCGAACGAGTCGATGCTGCCGGCGAGTTTGCTGAACGCGTCGGCGCTCATGGAGCTTGACGGAGTGTTGGGGTTCTTCCAGTCGACCTGCAGTTTCATCAGATCATCGTCTGACACCGATGGATCCTGCATCCGTGCCACAAGACGGGCTGCCTGCAGGATCGATTCGCCGAAATCACGGTCGCAGTGGCGCGCCTCGATGATCAGGTCCTCGCGTTGCGCCTCGGTCGCGTCCGCTGACGTCGGATTCGCGTCGGACACGATGCCGAGCGAGCTGGCGGGAATGTTCATCGCGCTGGCGAACATGGCGGCCCAGCTTTTCAGCATCGTCAAGTGCGGGTCCATGCTGGATGCGGCCAGTTGGGTCACTGTCGGCGAATCACCGTCCGCGTCCTTGCTGATCATGTTGTAGCGGCCCATGTAGAGTTTGAGCGCGGCGTCCGCGCTCAAGGACGCGAGCTCGTCGCTGGTGCCCATGAGCAGGATTTTCGGGAATGCGTAGAATTCGGCGTTCGCCTCGGCGCGCACGATGGTGCGGTTCGCGCCGTCGATGATGTTCATCGCGTCATGGCTGATGCGGGAGCGTCCGAATGGTTTGACTTCGGTGGCTTTGTAGGCGAGGCGGAACACGCTGCATTCGCCGTTCACGGTGGGTTGTGATCCTTGCACGTACCATGTGCCGAGACTGCGGGACACGCTGATGTTGCGCGTCGGCATGTAGAGCACGAGTCCGATGGCCTCGTTGTCGTTGTTCACGTCGGTTATGGCCATGCATGCCTTGACGCGTCGGTTCGGGTAGTCCCAGATCGCTGCCGAGCTTTCCGCGGTGTGGGTGCGGATGAGAGGCCTGTTCTCCGCGTCTTGGATGACGCTGAGGAACGAGCAGCCGTGAATGAGTGCCGTCTGTATGGCCTGCTGAAGGACGCTGGTGAAGCCGATTCTGCTCATGAAGTCCTGTAGTTGGAACGGATCATCGACACCAGGCGAGACGAATCCCTCGAATACGCAAAGCTCGGCGAGCATGTCCACCGCCTTGCGTGCCCATCCCAATGGCGTGTAGTGGTCCTTGATGGACTGTGGAACCGTGAGACCGAAGTCGACCAGCGGCTCTTTCGATTCGTAGTATGCGGTGAGTTTCCGATTGCGGCTCGCATGACGTGTCCACACTTCGGCGAGCTCTGCGAGCAGTTCGTTCTCTTGGTTTGTAAGCCCGTCGATGCTGGTGGGCACAACCAGTTTCGTCAGCGCCACCGATCCTCCGGACGGCCGCCAGCTATCCGGAACGTTTGTCATCTGGATGTCGCCCATTTAGATTCCTCCGATGGTCTGTCGTCTTCCGGGATGTCGTTTTGTCGTGCACGCCCCGTACAGGGCGAGCGTGGTTGATACGAGTGGCGTTATGTCGATATCCGAGCCGAGCTTGTTCCATGCGATCGCGCCGGACTGTCCCAATGGACGCGTGGTCGCGCCCTTGACGGCTGCGGCCAGCTGCGGCTGGTATTCGTCCGGCGGGTGCCTGAGCGTTCCGGCTTTGAGCATGTCGAGGAATC